AAAGATTTGGAGGTAAACTAAGATATGCAAGAGGTGGTTCATTAACATCTGCTCAAGATACAGCACAAGCTGTTGATTTGAATAAAGATGTAATGAGAAGAGATGTTAAAAAAGCTTCTGTTGGAGAAGACTTTTTAGCTGGGCTATATGGTGTTGGTGAAGGATTATTAGATACTGTCACTTTTGGATTAACTGATGAATTAACTGATGCAGGATTTAAAGGATTACAAGCTGCAGCAGGACATGATATTAATTCTGATGAAGCTAAAAGACAAGCTGGTATTGCAGGTTGGGGTAATGTAGCTGGAGCTGTAACAGGAGCTATAATTAATCCTGGAGCAATAGGTAGTGCTGCAGAAGAAGGATTAGAAGGTATTGGTACAGGTATTGAAGGTATTGATCCTAGTAGTGACATAGCTACTGGTATTGGTACAAGTTTAAAAGGAATGGCAAGCTCAAAAGTGCTAGGTGGTCTTAATGATAAAGATAAAATACCAGAAGGAATGCAAGGATTTTCAAAATTATTTATGGCCAGAAATGGTGGAAGATTTAGATATGGCTATCGTGGAGGTGGACATATGTTAAATCAAAATATGGGATTAACAGAAATTGATGGCCCTTCACATGAAGATGGTGGTGTTACACTACCTAACAGTGGTGGAAGACCTGATGTTGAAGTAGAAGGCCCAGAAACTATTTACACTCCAGAAAACTATGTAATGTCTGAAAAGATGAAAGCTTCTAAAGAAGCTCTTGAATATGCAGGTATTACTGGCAAAGCTGCTAGAAGATTAGCAGGTAAAAGCTATGCTGATCTAAGTAAGGCTATTAAATCTAAAGCAGGTGATAAATTAAGACCTGCAGATCCTCTGTCAAAGAAGATGCTAGATAAGGAAATGAAAAGACTTATGATGGCTCATGAATATGACAGAGAAGCTAAAAGAATGAAAGATGAAGCTATGAGGAGCCAAATGATGGGAGGCTCTAATATTATAGCTGAAACACCAGAGCAAAGAGCTGGAGGATATAATATGTATCCCAATGCTGAAAGTATTGCATTTCCTGGTAGTGGGCCTACATCTGTAGTACCTACATATAATAATGACCCAATCATGGTTACTGGTGCTGATGGTAGTCAGCAAATGTTAACTAATGAACCCATTGAAACTGAAGCACCCTTTATTGAACAAAAAATGGCACAAGGCGGTAAAATGATTAAAAGAGCTGATGGCTCATATTCTAGAAGAGGATTATGGGATAACATCAGAGCTAACAGAGGTAGTGGTAGAAAACCAACTAAACAGATGTTAGAGCAAGAAGCTAAAATTAAAGCAGCAGAAAAAGCCTATGGTGGGTACTATGCTGATGGTGGTAAAATGCCAACAGAAGTACTTAGGTCTAGACTTGAATCTCATATGTCACCTCAAGAAGCTGACAATTATCTAGAGCAATATGCTGATGGTGGCAGCTTTGATAACCCTGGCTTTAGAGCTTTGCCTGATTATGTACAGGCTAAAATTAAATCTAATATGGCATTAGGTGGTTTTATGGGTGACTACATTGATGAAGATGATACCATGGAATATGGTAGTGGTGGTTATACTGTAAGAAGGTCTAATGACAGGAAAGGTAAAACCCATGTAGTAACTGGCCCTGATGGAACTAAAAAGTATTTTGGTGATCCTAAGCTAGGAGAAAGAGGTAAATCTAAATATGGTAAAGATGCTTTCTATGCTAGACATAAAAAGAACTTAGCTAAAAATCCTTACTTTAGAGCTTATGCTAGAGCTACTTGGGAAGATGGTGGTTATATGAATATGCTTGACTCTAATGTAGATATGGTAGATATAGAAACTCCTATGTATGAATATGGAGGTTCTATGATGTATGGTCAAGGTGGTGGTATTCATATTGATCCTAGCAAAAGAGGTACATTTAAAGCACAAGCTTCTAGAATGGGTATGGGTGTGCAAGAAGCAGCTAGAACTATTCTAAATGCACCTGAAGGAAAGTATTCTCCTGCTATGAGAAAAAAAGCTAACTTTGCTAGAAACTTTGCAAAAGCTGATGGAGGATATATGTATCAAATGGGAGGTGAGATGATGGCTCAACAACCTCAAGGTGGTGGCCAAGAAGAAATTATGCAACAAGTAGTGCAAATGCTACAGCAAGGCATGGCTCCTGAAGAGATTGTGGGACAACTAGTTAAAATGGGATTACCCCAAGAACAAGCTATTCAAATAGTACAAATGATTGTTCAACAAATGCAAGGGCAACAACAAGCTCCACAAGAAGCTCCACAACAAGCTCCTCCTATGATGAGAGGAGGTGGTTATATGTATCAGATGGGTGGAGAAATGGCTCCACAACAAGCACCTCAACAAGGTGGTAGCCAAGAGCAGATTATGCAAGCTATTGTTGAAATGTTGCAACAAGGTTTACAACCAGAACAAATTGTAGGAGAACTTGTTAAAATGGGTGTTCCACAAGAAGCTGCTATTCAAGCAGTTCAAATGGTTATGCAACAAGTACAACAATCTCAAGGTATGCAGCAACAACAAGCTGCTCCTCCATTTGAGCAAGGTATGATGGGGCAACAACAAGCAGCCCCAGCAACTATGAGAGGTGGTGGTAGAATGTATCAAATGGGAGGTTCTTTAGCTGATACATATTTGCAGAACTTAAATAAACCTAAGCCTTTATTTAGAAATGGTGGTAAGTTGTATTATCAGCAAGATATAAGTTTATTACCTGATAAAGGATATGCAGCAATTAACAAGTTTGAAAATACTATGGGTACTTATGATGCTCAAGGTAATCCTATAGGCATGGGAAGGGGAGATCAATATGCTCAAACTGAAGATAAAGGTAAAATAGAATCATTTATTGATTCCTCTATTGGTAGAGATACTTGGGATAAATTACCTGATGATGTAAAAACTCAAATGTATTCCTTTATGTTTAATACAGGAAAGTATGATGCTGCTTTAAGTGGATTAGCTCAAGCAATTAACAACTCTACTGGAGGAGGTGACTTAGGTGATGAGAGAAGAGGGTATACAAGAGATTTTTCAGTTAATGCTATTAAGGGTGCAGATTTTAATAATCCTAATTTGTATAGTAATTATGTAAATGTTTTAGGAGATCAATATAACTCTATTGCAGATAGTACAAGTAAATTTAATAGTGGTGTAGGTGCTAATTATGCCCCTATATTAAGAAATAGACCTATATCAATACATAATAATTTATATCCTTCAGGTTATTCTTTTCCTTCATCTACATCTGCTCAACCTGCAGCAGTAGTACCTCAAGCTGCAGTAGCTCCCACTACTACTCAAACTAGTGCAGGAACTGGTGTTTTAAGGTTGCCAGATCCAGGAACTGATGTTACTTTAAACCCTACTCAAATTGCATTAAGAAATTTTAATCAAGCTGGGCCAAGTAGTACTCCTGTAGGTAAACCTGAAAAATATCAACAATGGCAACCTAATACAGCTCCTATTGTAGCTGGAGGATTAAGTGCTGGTATTACTCCTATTGCTAATTTAGTAGCTTCTATAACTGGAAGAGATACTAGAGCTGCTGCTCCTTTAAAATTTGAAAAACCTGATTACACTCCTGTAGCTATACAAAGAGCTGCTGCTAATCAAGCTTTAGCTAATACTAGAGAAGCTCTTAGAAGAGGTGCACCTACACAAGGTAACTACTTATCTAATTTAGCTATTACAGCTCCATCACTAGCTGCTAATGTAGGTAGAGAAATAGCTAATAAGAGATTTGAAATTGGTAAAACTAGAGCAGACATAGATATGAGACAACAGCTTGCTAATGACCAAATTAGAAGATTTAATATAATGAATCAAGGTAGAGATCAAGGTGCTAGAGAACAACTAAGACTAGAAGCAGCTAAAGGATTCTCTACAATTGGTCAAGGTGTTACTAAAGACTTAGGTGAAACACTATATGAAGCTGATATTCTTAGGAACTTAGAAACTAAAGATTTTAGTCCTTTCAATTATATTAGAGATGAAAAAGGAAGATTTAAACAAGTTCTATCTCCAAGAGGTGCAGCACTATATAGAGATAATACCACAAATAATCAGATTGTAAGAGATAATCAAGGTAATAAATATATGATATTGCCTGGAGGAAGAATTCAACTTATACAATAATAACTATGGCTATACAGTTTGTAAAACCTATTGAAACTGAATATGATAGTCAGTTTATGCCCTTGCCGCTGGATACAATATATAAAAATATTGAAACTCAGCAGCAAGGTCTAGATGCAGCTAGAGCTGATCTAAACAAAACTCAGATTAATCTTAAAGGGCCTTTCTGGGCATCTCAGCAAGGTGCTGAAACTCCTATTAAAGAAAAATACCAATCAGAGGTAGATGAGTTAAAAGAAAGGCTAGAAAGAGATAAAGGTAATTACAGTGTAATTGCTAGTAAACTAGCTGAAGTTAATCAGAAGTTTCAAAATGACCCAGAGGTTCAAAAACTTGTTAGGCAAGAACAACTAGAAAAGAAAAATATTGATTTAGGTAAAATAGCTGGAGGAACTGCTTTTATGCCTAATATACAATATGTAGATGAAGCTACTCAAGAGATTAAATTTAAAGACTGGAGAGATATAAACGATGAGGATATTGTTGCACCTGTTGAAGATAAAACTCTTGAGCATGTTAATAAATTAGTGGTAGAGAAGTTACAAGAACAATATAGACTAACTTATAATAAACCACAAGCACTTGTTTATAAAGATCCTGTGTCAGGTGCATATGTTGTTTTAGAAGAACCTGGTACAACATCAAAAAAAGAAATAATAAAAAATAATCCAATAATTAAACAAGCAATTAGAGCTGCTTCAGAATTGATAGCTCTAGATGCTAGTGGTCAAGGTCGTATTTTGAGAGAGTTTAAAGAAAATCCATTTGTACCACCAGTTACTTTACCTAATGGACAGCAAGTGGTTAAAAGAGGATATAGTAATCCAGCAGAACTAGAAAAATTTATAGAAAGAGCAGTAGATATAGTTTCATATCAAAGAACAGAAGAAAAAGCTCCAAAGGTTAGAGTTGAAACTGAAGGAACTGCTTTAGATGCTGGTAGTGGTGGTAAAGTATCTCCTGGGCCTATTGATTATAATTTTATGGTAGTCAGTGGGCCTACAGTAGATTATACACCTACTTCTAATTATTCTCAAACATTAGGTGACTTAAGAAGAACTATTGAAGGAAATGAAGCTACTGCATTTAATAACTACATTTTACAAGTAGCTAATTTATCTACTCAATCACCTAAAGCTAAAGCTGTTTTGGATGGTCTAGATGGTATGCTTAGAGCAGCTCTACAAGGACAAACTATAGATGAAAAGAATAGGTTTATTCAGCAGTACAAAGAAAATCCTGCTGTTACTTTGTATAGTTTATTTAATGAAGAAGGAAAAGATGAGCAAGCAAGATTATCTGGTTTTGTTACAGAGTTGAAAGAAATTAAAGATAATAACGAAACTTTCCAAAATGTTAGAGCAGAGTTTTTTAGATTAATGAATGATTTAGCTAAAGATCCTGACGAAATTACTAGAACTACGGCTGAACAGTTTTTCAAGATGAATGCTCAAATATCTGATGATAAACTAGTAGCTAATAATTTAGAAAAAATAGAGAACCAAATAGGTAAAACTATTATAAGTGAAGCATTTAAAAACTCTGAGTTTTTAGCAGAGTTTAATAAAATATATAGTAGCGACCCTAAGCAAGCAAAAGCTTGGAAAGATATTCTACTAGATGAAAACTCTACTAATGCTAGGATAATGTATGGTGCATTAGGTGGGGATAAACAACAACTAGCTGTTTTAGATCCTTCTTTTTTTGACTATGCTGGTGATGTATTTATGGATGCATTAGATCTGCAGTATCAAGGTCAAGCTAGAGAAATTGCTAGAAATTCTGGAGAACAAGCTATTTTTCAAGCTTTAAAAAACTTCAAAGAAAAAACCAATATAGCAGCTAAAATACAAACAGAAGAATATATTAAAGATGCAACTACAGGTGAAAAAGCTTCTAAGAATTTTAATCCAGTTTTAAATAAGTTAAAAGAACATTACAACAATGACGAAAACTCTCTTTTGACTTTATTGCAAAATTCAGGATACTCTGTTAGAGAAAAAGGTAAAAGCGAGTTTAACTTAAATGATGTTAGAGAAATATTTAATAACTCTATGATTAAATCGCCTGATTTTAAATTAGACGAAAATGAGGAAGTAGAAATATCATCTGTTGATTTAGGTTCATTAGGAGAATCTTCTTTGCCTATTATATATTTTACTGTTAAAGACAAAAACGGAAGAAGCTCTTCTTTACCAATAAAATTACCAGAGGTAAATAAACCTGAATTGGCAAATATTATTGGAGAACTTATTGTTGATAATAATCCTAATGTACAAGATAAAGGTGCATCTATATATGCTAGAGTATTGCTAAATGAGTCATACATATCTTCTGTATCTACAGCTTTAAATATCTCTGATAAATCTGATAGATTAAAAGGAACTATTATTGACTTTAAACTTGGAGAAGAGCCTTATCAGGTAAAAATAGAAGGTAAAGGTAACTATGTAATTGGTAAACAAACAGCTGATGGAAAGTTTGCTCCTTTGGCTAAAACTACAACTGCAACTGGTACAGAGTTACCTGCTAGTGTATCTAGCTTTAGCCAGTTCCTAAGATTTATGGGATATCACCAAATGCAGTATTTATCTAACCAAGGAGATCTTGCTGCTGGAGAAGCTCAAAGACAAAGAGAAGCTACTTATAGTGGATTGCCTAGTGCTTCACAAATATTTGGTGGACAATCTAGTGGAAGTACAGCTACAACTACAACTGCACCTACAGCTGGAGAAGGAGGCTCTACAGGAGGTAGCCTGGGAAAGTTCAGGATGGAGTAGGAGATAATCCTATTCTAGAAAAAGCACAAAGTTTAGTAGGTCTTCCATATAATTTTCAATGGAGAACAAATAAACAAGCTGGAATGGACTGTTCTGGTGGAGTATGTGAAGTTCTAAAAGCTAAAGGATTAGATCTAGGGTATGCTGACTCTGAAAGTTTATTTAAAAAGAGTGATGAAAGATTTGGAAAGTTTGCATCTTTTGTAGAGATGATACCTGAGCTAAGAGAAGGTGATCTTATATTTTTAGATAGTGGCCCTAAAAAATTTGATAAAGGAAGAGAATATGGTATTGACCATGTAGGGGTAGTAGTAGAAGATAACGATGGTTCTCTAAAATTATTTCAGTTTCAATCTGGGGAAGGAGCAACTTTAAAGCCTTTAAATCAAGCTTTAATTAGATATGATGCTATTGCTAGAAATAGATACATAGGCAGATTTAATGCTTTAGCTCCAGCTGTAAAAGAAACTGCAAATAACATAGAGCCTTCTAAAAGAGAAGCTTCAGCTAAGTCTTACTTAGAGTCTAAAGGATATTCACCAGCAGCAGTTGCAGGTATATTAGGTAATATAGCTACAGAAACTGGAGGAACATTTGATCATACATTAAAGCAAAAAAATGGTAATGGTTACGGACTATTTCAGTTTGACTTTATGAGAAAGTATTATGAAGATTACCTAAAAGAAAATGAAAAAACTGATTCATACCAATCACAAATTGATTACATGGATGATGTAATAAATGGTAGAGTTAGTATGATGTCTACTGAAAAAAGAAAAACATTACTTGATGTACTCCAAAAATCTAATGACCCAGAAGAAATAGCAAGAGTATTTATGGAAATATTTGAAAATCCTGGAGTTCCACATTTAGACAGAAGAACAAAAGCAGCAAAAGAAATCTATACTCGCTATTATGGTAATAGAGGTTAAAGTAACTTTTATCTATATTTGACGTATAATATAAAAATCTAATTTCATGCCTTTAGTATATAACGAAGAAAAAGGAGTTTGGGAATTTGGAGAAGATCCAAAATTCAAAACTAAATCTGAAGCACAAGCATATAGTAATAATAGACAAGCTTCTTTACAAGATAGCATTAGAAGGTCTATGGGTGTAGGCCCTTCAGACTTACAAACCCTTGCTAGAGAATCAGGTACTAAAAAAGCCTTAGAAGAACAAGGTTATGATTATGATGAAATGTTTGAGGCTACACCTTATACTCCTGGTGGTACATCAGGAGGTTATGAAGCTCCAGAATTAGAAGGAGAAGAGGCAGTAGCTTATCAAAAAGCATCTGAAAAACTAGGTTATAAACCTGGGGTTTATTCAGATACTCAAGATTTATTAGCTGAAGATCAAGGTAATGTTAGCCAAATAGTAAATGGTACTATTAAATTGGCAGGTAAAACAGCTACTAATGTAGCTGGTTCTATTATAGGTACAGCTTATGGTATAGGTTCTGCAATAGTAAATGGCTCTTTTTCTAGTTTCTATGATAATGATTTCCAAAGAGCATTAGATGAAGCCAATGCTGCTATGGATGAGTATCTTCCTAACTATGTTAGAAAAGAAGTAGAAGACTATTCTCTGCTTGAGCAAATGGGTACTACTAACTTCTGGGCTAATGACTTTTTAGGAGGTATGTCTTTTGTAGCAGGTGCAGTTATATCAGAGTATTTAACTGCTGGTCTAGCTTCATCTATGATTATACCTAGAGCTGCAAAGACTTTAAAATACGTTGACAAAGCTGAAGATGTTGCTAAAGGATATCAAGCAGCTGCTTTTGGTAGAAATATAGGTTTAGGGGTAACAGATAAAACCCTTAAGAATTTAGGAAACTTTGCAAGGCAAACAGCTGTAGGTTCATTCTATGAAGCTGGTGTAGAAGCTAGACATTTTGTAGATGAAGCAAAGAAAAACTACATTAGTGAAATGCAACAAAAAGAAGGCAGAGACCCTTCTGCTGAAGAGCTATCTGCATTTATGGATAATGCTCACATTGTGGGTAATTCTTTATTTGCTGCTAATGCTGCTTTAGTATCATTAAACAACATTGTTACATTACCTAATAGCTTTGGGCCAGGATTAACTAAAAGATTTGGAAAGGGTGCTTCACAAGATGTAGCTAATAAGTCTGCATTTGATAAAGGTATCTTTGGGACTAAAGAAGCTAATGTAATACCTACTAAATCATTATCTGCAAAAGAACTTAAAACTGCTGCTGCTAATTTAAAAGTGTCTGTTGATGATGTCAAAGCTATGACTGTAATCAATAAAAAAGCACTTAGAAGTACTAGTAAATTAGGAAAGACTTTAAATGGTCTAAGAACTACAGGTAAAATACTTGAGCAAGGTTTTGCAGAAGGTGTATGGGAAGAAGGTATGCAAGGAGCCTTAAGTGGTGGTGCCTTAGAATATGTTACTAACTTCTATGACCCTGAAGCTAAAGATGATAACCTTAGTGTTATGTCTGCATTTGCATCAGGTTTACATGATGCATATGGAACTAAAGAAGGATTAAAAGAAGTAGTTATTGGTGCTATATTAGGTTTAACAGGTTTTGCAGGCCCTGGTGGTTGGCAAGGTGGTATCTATGGTACAATAAAAGAAGAAAAGCAAAAGCAAAATCAAATAGATAAACTTGTAGAAACAGTTAATCAAAGTAAAGATTTTGGCTCTATTTTTAAAGGTATGTACCTAGCTGGTCAGCAAAGACTAGTAGCTACAAAAAAGATGGATAAAGCTGCTGAGCTTAATGACATGTTCAAATATAAGAATGCAGAGAATGATGCATTTATGGGATATGTCTTAGGTAGAACAGAAGCTGGAATGTATGATAGTATTGAAGAAGATTTAGTCAATACTGTAAACAAAATGAGCAATGAAGAATTTGCTCAGGAGTTTGGTTATGAAAACATGACTAATGATGAAATCACTAAAAGAAAAAATGAAGCCATAGTAGAAACTAAAGCTAGAGCTAAACAAATTAGAGATGGTTTATTAACTGCTAAAAACATTACTAACTCTGAAGATGTAGCTTTAAACCATGGTTTAGCTTGGACTATTAGTACATTAGATAATATTGATAGGAGAGAAGCATCATTAGGAGAATTAGTATCTACATATGCTGGAAGATCTATCAGAAATGAAGATCTTAAAAACTATATTCAAATAGGATTAGCTTTAGATGAAACCAAAGCTATAAAAGAATATACAAGAATTATAGCTGAAATTAATAAGAAGAATCTACAAAAAGCAGATGGCACTTTTAGCCAAATGTGGATGGGTAGAGAAACTACTCTTATTGGTGACAGAATTAAAATTGATAGACTAGACAAAGAAATAGCTGAACTTCAAAAACAAAAAAGAGAACTAGCTAAAGAGATGCTAGGCATTCTTAAAAAAGGTACTTCTTTAACTTACAATAATGATGTAGATGCTTTTGGTCAAGACCTAGATATATTTCTAGATACTAAAGATAAAATTAACTTACAAGCTAAAAGACCTACATTTGCTGAAAGAGCTGGTACACCTCAAGACCCTAGAAAGGTATATGAAGATTTAAAGAAACTTGCTAAATATAGAGAACAAGTTATTACTGAATATAATTTCTTTTTATCTAAAGAAGGCAGAAAAGATTTTGTAGCTACTATAAACAATATTAATAAGTTAGCTGATAAAGAAAGGTTATTTGAAGAGTTTGCAATTGCAGCTTCTGTAACTCCTATAACTCCTGATACTAAGGTAAGAGAAATCCAAGAAGCTGCTTTTAGGATTAGAGGTAATAGTTTTATTACGCAAGCAATAAAAGAAGAAAAAGCTGCTGATATGGTTCCAGCAGATAATACTATAGCTAACTTAAATTCTCGTATTCAAAAAAGTGATGCTAGCCAACAATTTAAAAGTTGGATGGATGACTTTAAAAAAGGACATGATGAATTACTAAATACTGATCAAATAAAAGAACTTCTTAATTACTGCAAAACTAAACTAGCAGAAGCTAAAAAGTTTGCTAATAGTTTTAAAGATACACAAGAAGGAGAAAACTTTGAAGAGTTCTTAAGTACAAATTTGCTACAAAATAGAATTAAAGAGTTAGAGGATTTCTTAAAAGCTCAAGGAGTACCTGTTACAAAAAGTACAGGTGGCTTTGTACCTATTATTGAAAAGTCATCTCAACTGCATACTGTTAAGCCTGATACTAGCAGCAAAGAAGCTATGGAGATTTTAAAATCTCTAACTGCTGCAGATGTTAAAAACTTTAAAGATGTAACTATTGAATTAGTTACAGATTCTGAAGGTGGTAAAATTGTTAACCCTCAAGATGCAGAAGGAAATGAAGTAGAGCAAGGGGTTAAAATAAGAAAAGGATATAATAACAAACAACAGCAACTAGCTGTTAAATATAAAGGAACTATTATTGGATATATCTATGATCCTAATAGGTATCAGTTTGATGATGGTGCTGGAGGGCTAAGAAACTTTAATAAAACTGCTGCAGATTTAGAAAAGCTAAACCCTGCTTTTGTACAAATGGAGAATGGAGTTATGGTTCCTTCTGCATTAGGTGATGATTTTATTAACACTTATAATGCCTTAACATCTTTCTGGACTATTGCAGATAAAGCCTTTGAAAGTAATTTAACCTTACCTTCTGATTTACTAGATAAATTTTTATTCCTTAATCACTCAGTTAAGTATTTGTCTAATGCTTCTGAATCTTTAGATTCTATATCTAGTAACCCTAATCTACAAATAAAAGATCCTAAAGGTAATTCCACTAGGCCTATTATTTTTAGACAATATGACCAAAACATTTTTGTCTATAATGAAGATACAAAAAACTACGAGCTAGTTTCTCCTGATGATTATGAGTACTACTATAATAATTATATTGAAACATCTAAAAAGAATATAGATAATTTATCTAACCAGTACATAATTGTTGGTAACCCTGAAGCTGATGTACATGTAATAGGTTTGTCATATAGTGAAGTACCAGTTACTGAATCTATTGTAGAAAACATCCAAGATACTTATGGTGCATTTAAAGAAAATGTAGAGAGAAAAGTAAAAGAGAATGATAAAACTACAAAAGATGATTTAGATATATTCCCTGTTAATACAGGATTTATTGCTGCTAAAAATGCTGCAGGTGTTAGGATTAGTTTAAGTTTCAGTAGGTATCAAAGTATTCAACAAACTAAAGAAGGTAAGATTATACCTAAACCTAACCTAGTAGTTCAATTATATACTAGAGCTAATAGAAACGCAGGTCAAGGTGGAACTTACTTTAACTTATATAGAGATAAAGAAAAGGATAAACCTGTATCTAGCATTAGGTTAGTTGAGGGTGTAGGATTATTATTTAGAGATAAAACTGGTACTTCTACACTTATTAACAATAATGAAGAACTAGCTAAAGCATTAACTATAGCTATCAGTGATAGACTAGAAGCTTATGGTGAAGAGGGTCTTGAAATAACAGCCTTCCAACAAATGCCTGAAATTAGAGAAGAAAATAATGAAGGTAAAAATGTTGTAGTAGGATTAGAAACAGACAAGCTAAATGTAAGGGTAGACTTAATGAGTTCTCTTAGCTTTAGACCTAGAGGTATTACTCCTGCATCTAGTGCTAGTGCACCTAGTAAGCCAACAGGAAATGCAGATAGTAAATTAGCTAAAGAAATTATTGAAGAAATAGATAAGATAAACACTGCTACAGCTGATGACCAAGAAGTAGCAAAAAAACTATTAGATGCAATACAAAAAGCTGTTAAAGGTCAACCTACTGTATCTTTATTAATAGCTACAAAAGTAGGTGCTTTAAAGGCTTATATCAATAAAGTATTTGTAACTTCTGTAAGCAAAACTTCTACAAAACAATCACCTTTTTCAAGTGTAGAAGCAACTGCTAAGGCGTTGGAGAGTCTAAATGAAGATGAAATAAAGCAGGCTATATACCCTAATTCTTTAGGCTATATGTCCAATCAATCTATCTCCGAAGCCTATCACGCAGACAAAGCAGCAGGCAAGGAAACAGAATTAACTAAAGCAGTAGAAAAATTATTAGGTAAGCAATCATCTGTTTCTGAATTAACTCCAAGTAGTTTCAAAAATGAAGCAGAGCTTCAAGAAGCTTATAATGCTAGAGCAGCTAAGCAAGAAGAAGCTGATAAGAGAAGAGCTGAAATTAAAAATGAAGCAGGTGCTGGATGGAGAAAAGCTCTTGGAACTGATCCTAAACTTCAAGCTATTAATAAAGAGATAGATGACCTAACTAAAAAAATACAAGAGCTAGAAGCAACAGGGCCAGCATTTAAGATAGAAGAAAATCCTGATGGAGAGTTAATTGATTTTGAACAAGCTTTTATAAATCTAAGCAGAATATTACCTACTAATGTAATTAGCTTTAAAGAGCTAGATACCATTAGAAGAAACCTAAAAAGAAAAGGGCAAACCTCTGGAGCTTTCTTTAACAAGATAGTATATTTAGCTAGAAATGCTTCTAGAGGTACTGAGTATCATGAAGCTTTTCATGCAGTAGTTAGAACATTTTTAACTGCTCCTCAGCTTAACTTACTTTATAAAGAAGCTGCTATTAGATATGGCAAACCTACTAAAGAACAACTTACATCTTTAAAAAATAAATCTGGTGATTACCAAAACCTAACTGCTAGACAATTAGAGTTATTGTGGTATGAAGAGCAGATGGCTGATGAGTTTCAAAGATATGCAGTAAAAAGAGATAAAGAGTACACAGGAGTTAAAGGCATTATCAAAATGATTTTTGATAAGCTTAAAAGATTTGCTCAATGGGTAACAAATTCTAAAGCAGATATTGATGTACTCTTCAATAATATATATGAAGGCCAATTTAAAACAGCCAAAGAAGTAAATGATTTTCCATTATTTTTTGGAAGGGATATTGAAGTGTATAAACTATTGCCAAAGAAATTTGGCATAGGTTACTTAGATGCAACTACTAGCTTAATAGCTTATAACAGAGTAGTTAAAGAGGTTCTAAGAATGAAAGATGAAGGAGGCCTTATAACTGATGATAAAGTTCAAGATGCTTTAGAATCTGTTATAAATAGATATTATGATATAGAAAGCGATGACTTAATATATGGTGAAATTTTAGATAGACCTTCTACAAATCAAGATGCAGTGTTTAAAGCTGTAAACAAACTAGAAGAAATTAAAGCAGGTTTAGATGGTTTATTTGAAAGACCTAAAGACTTAGCTCAATTTATATATGAAGTAAAAAGAAGAGCTAACTCTGTTAAGTTTGAAGAAAACATAGATGAAGAAGAATATGTAGAAGATGAAACATCTGCAGATTTAGGTATTAAAGACAATAGAACATTAGGTGGACTAGGCTCTACATCTAAGCAAATGAGAGAATATATGGCTCTTATGGAGGTACCTATAGATGAATTTAATCTAGGCCTTACTGAAGAAGAGTTAAACAGTGGAGTATTTACTACCTATATTAATCCTCAAGAGTTATATACTAGTGTAGAAGCTATTATGACTAACACTTGGAGGCCTGATATGTTGAAAAAACTTTCCTACCATGCTCAAGATAATATCAAGATATACCACTTCTATAATAACTTAGCTAGGGATATTAAATCAGAACTAGGCAGACCTGAGTTAAGTAATGAAGAACTAGCTAATTTGCCTATATCTGAATTATTTAAGTCTAACAAGTTTAACCTATTTATTTCTAACTTTAATAAGTACAAGGCTAACCAAATTACAGTTTTAGCAGATCCAAGAAATGGGTTGTCTAAAGTGTTTAGAACAAATATGTATGATGTCCAAGAAAAGCAAGTAGAAACTTGGTCTAAAAACTGGAGAGCTAATGGATTTAATGATAACCCTGGAGAAGCTAAAGTTATATTAGAAAGTCTTCAAAAGTCTTTAAAGTCATACACTAAGCTTCTAAATCCTAATACTGCAGAGGAATATGTTAATCAAATCCAAGCTTATTTTGATGCTTTAGGTATTAAGCTAGCTAAGAACTATATTAGATACTCTTTAGCATATGCTAATATTGTAGCTACTAATGAATATGCTAATGCTTATAATAGAGCCGACAGTTTTACTGCTGAATACTTAGATAAGTTAAAAGATAACTTTGAGCTATTTAGTGGAGTAGAAGTATTTGATGAAGCTACTGTGCAAGGTATAATTGAATCATTAAAATCAGGTAGCCCTTTCTTAGTAGACTCTACAGTTAATGCATTTGATGAAGCTGACAACTTAGAGCAAGTTAAAGATGCTAATACTGCAGTTTCAGGAGCTGTTGGCAGACTTAAAACTATGGCTTTAGGTAATAGCTACTTTGATGAAACTGTAGGTTCTACTACTGTTCAAAATGCTGATGGGGAAAACCAATATACTCACCTAGCACCTAACTTTTTCTTAATACAAACTTTATTCTATCAAAACCCTCAGCTTAGACAATGGGTGTTTACTGAAGATAGAAAAGAAGGATTGCAACAACTAAGAGATGCCTTTAATGCTATGGAAAGAAATGTAACTGAATATCAGTTAGAATCTTTCTATGATGCAGTAAAAGGTAATCCTATGCTTAATGCTATGATTACTGGAGAAGGTAGTACAAGCTTTCCTGCAGATAGACAAAAGACAGCAAATAGAGTATTCCAAAACTTTAAGGTAGAGTTTAATGATGGATTAAGAAGAAAGTATTTAGAGACAGTTGAATCTGCTGATAATAAAACTGCAGTTGTTGCTCAGAACTATAGAGAATCTAATGGAAATGTATTTTTTGATTTAGATACTAGAGCTACTCTATATACTATGATGGCTTACTTTGCATCTGATAGTGGCAATACAAAACAAACTACTGTTAATATTCCTGGTCAAGGTGAAGTTAGAGTAACTCCTTTTATTCCTTTACAAATTGAAGCTAAGAATACACAGATTGCAGTAATGATGCCTGTGAATAAACTAGCAGATAATAACTATGAGTTAAATAGCTCAGGGCAAAAAATGTTAGTTCAGCATTTTATGCAGGAGTATAATAGGATTTCTAAGATAGCTAAGGAGATAGCTGAAGATACTGAAAGAGATAGAGTTGATGGATACAACATTAAAATGACTGATAGGGGAGTAGACTTTTTTAATTTCAAAAAGCTTTCTAAAACTAATCCAAGATTATACGATACTCTTTTAAATGCTGCTAGAGCAGGAGAAGCTTTACCTATATCAGAAGCACAATTGCAAGATGAATTAAAAAAATTCTTTACCTCTGAATACAATGAGTTTAAAGAATTACTTGGAGAAGAGAATCTAACCTATACAGATAAAGAAGGTAACACTCGTGTAAACATCTTACCTAATTACTATAAAACTTCTGATTCTACTTTAAATGAATCAACTACAGCTGAGTTTTTCTATAATTCATACATTAACTCACTGAACTATAATAATTTAATGTTTGGTGACTTAGCTTATAACTTTAAGAATCCTATTGACTTTGTTAAAAGGATGGCAGGCCCTAATGCTGCTGGCCCATCTATAGGTTATGGTGAAACTAATGTAGCTATATTAGAAGATGTTTACAATGAAAATGGCACTGAAACTACAAATGCTCAAGCTTATACTTATCCTTTTTGGTATACTGATACTTATCTTCAAAGCTTAGGTAAAAACTCTACTGCAGTTAAAAAAATCTGGGATAGAATCACAAAAGGTTATCCTTTAACTGCTGCTGAAGTTGCTACTCTTAAAGAGGAAGGGGCTATGGCTAATCCTAGAAAGCTTACTACATTTGACCTTTTCTTATATGGTAAGAAATCTGTTAAGGTACTTATTAGGTCTGAGGCTTCTAATTTTAAAGGTGGAGAAAAAGCTAGAAAGTATGTAGATACTTTATATGATAGAATTAAAAGATTAGATCGTAATACTGATGAATATAGAGAAATAGTTAGAGAAATTCAATCATATTGGGTTGCTAAACCAGGAAGGGAAAACTTACATAGTAAACTTAATAAACTAGAGCTACAAAATATTGGTTTAGCTATCCATGCATCAGGTGTTAAGGGAGCTAAAACTAATGTTAATGGAATAGATGCAGCTGAGTATTCAACTATAGTTGTTAATAATCAGTTTATTAGAGAGCAAGTAGCTACTAACTCTATAAAAGATAAAATTGTACATGGTACTCAGTTAATGCAGCTTATATCTAGTGAGCATGCAGACAATACTGAAGTAATATTTAGAGGAAAAAATACTGATATAGGTACTCTAAGAAGATACTATAGAACACTTTTAGGAAATAGAGTTCTTGATAGTTTCATGTTAATGAGGGATTCTATTGTAGATGGAGATATAGCAAAATATAAATATCTTTTAAAATCTTTTGAAGGATCATTAATAGAATCTGGAGCAGATCCAGTTCTTATGGAACAGTTTAGAGCTGCTTATGCTCAAGCTGATATGCCTGAGTATAACCTTAATATGCCTAGTGTTGAACAGAAGTTTGAAGCTATGTTCTTATCTTATATGAGCAAAGGTGTACTAAGTCAAAAAGTTCCTGGACACAAATTAACATTAACTTCTGATGAAGGGTATGATGTATTAAGAGATAAAAATGGAAATGTTCTTCCAGATAATCTTCCTCTTGCTGCAGTTACTGCTTATCAAAATGATGGTGCACAATTTACAAAATTAAGGTACCATCAAAAAGATAATCAAAAAAATGTTTACTATGCAGAGTGTTTAATCTCTGGTCAGCTTTTAACTGAGTTAGGACTTAGACCTGGAGATGAAATTCCTTCATATATGTTAGAATTAGTAGGAGTTAGGATTCCTACACAGGATAAACATTCTATGGTTTACCTAAAAGTAGTAGGTGTTTTACCTGCTGAAACAGGGAACCAAATTGTAATGCCTGCTGATATTCTAGATTTGTCTGGTGCTGACTTTGACATTGACTCTGAGTTTGTTAGGATTCCTGACTTTTATAGGGATGAAAATAACAATATTCTTATCTATGGTGATTACTTAAAAAGTAAACAACCTTTAATAACTGCTTTTAATGAATTTGTACAAAGCATTAAGAAACAAGATAAGAGGGTTAAGCAAGACATCAAAGATTTTGAATTATCTGATGAAAAGTATATTAAACTAATAGAAGAAAGGAATGCTTTAAAGTTAAGGTTAAAATCTATTGAAGGCAATATTGCAGATAACTACGATGACATAGCTCTAGCTATGAATTTAGAGCCTACTGTTGAAGATGAAATTGAAGACTTTAGTAATGCTGAAGATGTTATTGCTAACCTTGAAACAGTTGGGATTGGTTTAAATCAACAGCAGAAAAACATTATTAGAGAAATAGGTGATAAGAATAAACAAATTAAAGCTGCTAAAAAAGAAATAGTTGCTAAAGTTTTAGAGAAAAACAATCACCCTTCTACACAAGAAAGCTTTGACTATAAGTATGGTAAACAGGTTGCTGATAATATAAAAGCTTTTAATGAAGGTAAAATTGATGAAATTAAGCCTATCACTGTTAATGAAATCAACAACCTTACTTTAGATATAGAGAAATCTCTTATCTATAATGAAGGTAATAGCGATGTAGCTACATCTCCTGCTGATGATAAGCTGGCTCAAGACTTCATGAAAAAGTACTTTAATGCAGAAGGAGAGGATTCCTCTAATAAGTTTGATAACCCTGCTGATATTAAAACTGCAAGCTCACCTACTGATATTCTAAAAGCTAATGCATCTAATAGTATTGGTAAAGACAATGTAGGTATAGCAGCTTTATGGAATGTTATGTATTCTTATTTAAGGAACTACAATATTCCTTTAATAAAAGAAGTTGAAAAGGATAATAGAATTATACTAAATGCTAGTGGTATTGACCAAGATATTATAGATATAGTCACAAGTCCTTTTAATACAGATGTTACTACTGATAAATCTGAAACTAGAAATAGGGTTAGAATTGTACATATCAATTCTACACAGATTACTTTAGCTGTGGATAACGCTAAGTTTCAGTATGCCTCTTTCTTTAACTTATCTACTGATAACTTAGGTTCAACATTAATACTTACAAGTAAAGGCCTATCTTTTGACAGAGCAATGTTGCTTAACATTCAACCTGCATTATTAGAGTATTCTAAAAGAGCAAAAGTAGTAAGTGGGCAGCTAAAAACTGAGGTTGAAGAAAGGGTAACTAAGGCAGGTGTGATAAAAGATTTAATTATAGAGTATACAAGTGAGTTAAAAGATATTAAACCTGAAAAGGCTGGTCAAGTAGAGCTAACAGTAGAAAATCTTTACCAAGCTAAACTGTTTGGAGAAGGTAAACCTAGTACTTTAGAAAAATGGCAATACTTAGAAATTCAATTAAAAGCATTAGAGGTTTTCAGTATTACTAATGAAGAGTCTAGTTTCTTAAGAGATTTAGGTAATGTACTAAGCCTTATTAAAGGAGCTAAAACAGACTTTGTTGAAATGAATGGTATATCAGAAAGTTTAAAGAAACTTGGTATTCAACTTGTTTTAAAGAAAGGTACTAAAGGTTTTGAACCTAGTGACTATGAAATTAAGCATGTGCCTAATTTTAAGGACTTAGCAGTTCCATATGATGTACTTCCTATTCTTACTCAAGATGGTTTAGTAAAAACAAACTTACAGGTATTTGCATCTATGATGAGGATAGCTGAAGACTTTGTAATTACTCAAAGTAAGTTTGCACTTAACACATCTGAAAGAGTAAAGCTCTCATTTAAAACCAAAAAGAATGGTAGTGTACTAAACTATCCTGATAAAGCTAAGACTCTAAAAAATCATATGATTGCATTCTTAGCTTCTAAAGCTTATGCTAAAAAGTCTGGTAGAAAGTTTACTTTTGATACTTTATTTGCAGTGACTGGAGAACTAACTGAGTTAAGTAAACTAGTAAGAGAAGCTTATAGAAATGATGAACTTAAAAAGAATCATTTTATTAAGTACCTAACTCCAGAAAGAACTAGCTATGAAGGAAAAACTGATAGTACATTTTTTGGTAAAGCATTACAAAAGTTTGTAGGTCAGACTAGAACTAAAAAAGATGCTACTTTTAAACAGCAGCTATCTAATGCTTTTACTGAACTACAATCAGGTGAGTTCTCAGATCCAAATACTAAACAAATTGCTAGAGAGCTATCAGGACTACTTTTAGAGTATCTATTTGTAAAAGATGGTTTGCTGTTCAGAAACAAATCTTTTATATCTGAGATTGATCCTAAGCACTTTAAGAGAGTATCTGAATCTCTTTTTGATGTACAAGCAGTTTTAAGTGGTAAAAAAACATTCCAAGATGTATTTGGTGTTGACCAAGCTACTTTAGAGCAAGAGTTTGTTGAAAAGTTTGCTAGGTATCAAGGAAATGCATTTGATCTTATTTCTAATTCATATGTTAACATAGTTGGTAACATGCGAAACAATAAGATTGAACAACTTAAAGATGTTGCTATAGGTACTGGACTAGATGAAGATCTAATTGAAGGCCAATCAGCTTCTAATATAGTTAAGTTACTAAAAACTCTTCAAGAAAGTGAAGCTTTAGATAGTATCAATAAGGATATAATGCCTTTGACTATAGATAAAGAAACTGGAGTTCTTACTGTTAATTTATTTGCAGGTACTAAGAAAAAGGAGTTTGGTTTTGAAAGCTTAGATTCTAATAATACTCCTGTTATTAAATCTAATTTTCAAGCTTTACTTTCTACAGGATTGTTTGTACCTATGAAAGGAACAATAAATGGTAAATCTCAAAATAGAATAGGGTTTCCAGAGTTTATATCTATTACTTATCAAGGCGGAGCTAAGCAGATATATAAGCTGATAAAAACAGAAAAAACTAAAAAAGACAAAGACCTTAAAGGAGTTAATGCTCCTTATGATTTTGGTTTTGGAGCTACCTATATGCCTGTATCTACTCTAGGCACTCAAGAAGTATTACCATATGCTATTGACCTAGATGAACATGCTAGAATGGAAGGTGAAGCAGAATTACTTAGAATGAGTAAAGCTTCATCTAAAGCAGCTGAAACTTCAGAACAAAAACCAGCAGAGAGCAAGTCATTATTTAATTTTAGCAGAGAATCTAAGAAGGAAGAATCTAAAGAATTACCTGCAGAGCCTCCAACTATAACTTCATTTAATCCTCTTAGTAGTAACCCTATTGCTGGAATACAACCTAAACTTAGTAAACTTGAAAGGGTAGGCACTGATGCTTCTAAAATGTTAAGTAAAATAGATAAAAACATTAGTTTTAATGAAGATGAATCAGATGATATTGACTGCTAATAACTAAAAATATACTAACTTTATTAAAAAATTTGTATGGCTCAGTGTAGTATAATACCTAAAATAAAAACACCTAATGGTGATGTAGAAAGTAATCTATTTAAAGACCTATATGAAGGACTTAAAATACCCAGAGCTAAAGCTTTAGAGATTTACTATAAAGTTAGAGAAAGTAACTTTATGATTAAAAATGGTAATTGGGTAGGAGCTAGAGTAGCTTGGATTAAAGGAGAATACAACTCTATTGAAAAAGCTAAAGAAGCTTATGGAGTAACTATTGCTACTAATAATTTAGGTGAACCTACTGTTGAATCTATTTCTGATGTACTAAAAGACTTTGGTTATGTAACACCTACTACAATCAAACCAGGTGTAGCAGAACTATTTGAATCTAATCCTGAATTAGCTTCTATAGGCACACAAGAACAATACTCTCAATATCTTGATACAATATTTCCTGATAGTAAAGTAAAAGATATTGTTTATCATGGTAGTAAAAATAAAATAGATAAAGTTTCTTTAGAAGAAACTCGTAAATCTCAACTTTTAAAATACCCTGATTTACCAACAGTAGATGCTTTTTTTCTTACACCAAGTAAGATTACAGCAAAAGCAATGACTTCTGAAGAAGCTATTATAAATCCTGCTCTTATAAATTCTAAAAATCCTTTAAAAGTTACAACTAGTTTAGTAAAAGAAAATAATATATCAACTCTTGCAGGAACTATTTTATTTACAAATAGCCCTGAAATGATTTCTAAATATAAAAAACTTGGTTATGATACATTTGACAGTTCAAGTAATGCAGCAAATGAATATGTAGTATTTGAACCAGAACAAATTCACATATTAGGTAGTAAACAAGATATAGAAGGGTTTAAAGAGTTTGCTAAATCAGAAAGTCCTGTAGTAAATATTAATGATACTATACCAAGTACAAGCACTGTGTATGATATAGTAGAACAGTATCCTGAAATTACTACTTACTTAAATAAGATTGAAGCTGAAAACTTATCTAGATTAATTAATGAGTCTTATAGTAAGAATGATATTACAGCTGTAATTACAGACTTACTTAATGGAAGGTATAAAGTAAATTTGGCCAATAATCAAGGACAAAAATACAATATAAGCTCTCTATCTACTAATCCTAAAGTAGATACTATTATAAGAAGATTAGCAGAAAAGCTTCCTGGAATTACAGTTATGTCTATGACATATGCTGAAGCACAAGCTAAATATAATGGTAAGCTTCCTTCTAACTCTACATCAATGATTGATGGTAGCACTGTAATTTTATTTAGTGATAGAGTTACAGAAGAAACTGCTATTGAAGAAATGTTACACCCATTTGTTTTTGGAATAGCTAAACAAAATCCAGAGTTATTTGAAAACTTGCTTAAAGAAGCATATAGGTTATATCCTGAGCTAGCTGCTAGTATATCTAAAGAATACAAAAGTAGAGGACAGACTACAGTTAATTTAGAGATTGTTACTCAAGCTTTATCTAAAGTAGTTAATAAAGAGTATGAGCAAAATGATACTAGAGTAGTAGAAGAAGCTAAAGGATTTTTTAGAAAGTTTTTAGATCTATTATCAGATTGGTTTAACTCTATTATTACTGATCCTGATATTTACATATCTCCTAGTTTTTTAGAATCTAATTTAACATTAGGAGATGTAGCAATTCTTTTAAATACAGAAGGATTACAATTTACTCAAGAGTTCACAGATAAAATATTTTATAATCTAACAGCAAATACAGCTTATGCTAATCAAGTTTTAGATTATGAAGCTAAAATGGGTCAAGAGATACCTAAAGAAATGAGAGCAACTATTGATAAATTATTTGTTGATAGTTCTTTTGTTAAGTACGACCCCTTAACTGAAACTTATTCTGATACTACTGGTAATCCTTATACTAGGATATCTGATTTTATTAAAAAGTTTGTATATAAAGGTGTACTAGATTTCTTTGGATTTGATGGCAATGAAGATGAATATGCTCATAATAGAGAATGGGGTAATCAAATTGATGGTTTATTTGAATCAGTATTAGAAGGTTCTAGTGAAGAAGATGCTATCTCAAAATGGAAAACTACATCAGATTTCTCAGTAGCAGCTATTTCAGAAGATGTAGCTAGAAAGCTATATAAAGATTTTGTTAGACTTAAAGAGGAAGAATTTAGTAATGTAATTCTTATTCCTCAAGTAGTAATGTTTAATAGGGAAAAGCAAATAGCAGGCAGAGCTGACATAGTAGCTGTGTACCCAGATGGCACTATTAAAGTTTTAGATTTAAAATCATCTATTACAAGCACTACTAGATTTGAATATGCAAAGGAATATACTACAGCTAAAGGGCCTAGAGCTTCTAAAAAGCTAAGACATGCTGCACAATTATCAGGATATAAAGGATTATTTCTTTCACAAGGATATGAGTTTAATAAAGATGATTTAGCAATTATCCCAGCTTTTATTTCAGATGTTGATGCACAGAATAATGCAAGTAAAGTGGAACTAGAAGCTGAGATTGAAGTAAATGGTGTTCAAGATATTGTATCAGCTTTAGATGAAGATAAAGAGTACAAGGGAAAAATATTTGCTGACAACAAAGAAGCAGTAGGTAAGGCTAAAAGCATTATAGACAAGGTATTAAAAACACTTGCTCAAAGAAAACTTACTTTAGAAAGGCAACCTAGCATTAAAGCTAGCTCTTTTAAAAAGAAAGAAATCCAAGATCTAGAGAGAATGATTAAAGATGCTCAGTACATTAAATCTTTGAGTAGATTTATTGATGATGCATATTCTCTTTTTATATCTAAAAAAGTAGGAGATAATGATTTTCCTGGACTAGCATATGAGATTAGAAAGAAAATCAAATCACTAAGGCAGGAAAAAGATAAGCTAAAAGTTATTGATGAGCTTAACTACTATAGAAAAATGGTAGAAAGCTACATGCCTATTATGAATGAGATAAGAGATTTCTATCAGAGAGAAATAGGCTTTACTGAAAATGTTATTGAAAACTCAGAGTTAGATAAGATTAGAAAAATTGTAGATGCACAACAAACAGTATTAACTGTTTATAATAATGAGATCTTGCCTGAGATTGCTAATGTATTAGCTGAAAGTGCTTCTCAAAGTGCTAATGTAGCTGGAGCAGTTCAGTATGAAAGTATAGTAAAAAGAAGAGATGAGCTACTAAAAAAAGGAGATAAAAAAAGAGCAGCCTACCTAACTTCTATTATTAACAAAATGGAAGCTAGAAATGTAACCTCAAAAGGAGTTACTGCTGATGTTATTCTAGAAAACTTAAGAGAAGGTTCAGATATAGATATACCTTTATTAGATTTATGGCTAAATCCTGCTATATCTAGTAGTAACTCTATTGTAGCTTTGTTTGCTAAGACACTTAAAGAAAAGTTTGAAGCAGCTAGAATTAAGCTTATTAAGTTTAGAAGTGTTGGTATTAAAGCCTTTAATGACTTTAAAGCAGTACAATCAGGTAGTGATAACCCTGCTAATTTTAATAAGCCTTTTTACGAAGTAATTAAGAGAACGTATACTAATGATAAGGATGAAAAAATAACAAAGCAAACAGCTAAGTTTGTTCAACCTTATGATGAGCAAGCATATATTAATGCTAAAGGACAGTTTAAACAATCTATAGAAAAACTTCCTTTTGCAGATAGAAGAACTGCTTGGAGAGATTGGTATAATAAAAACCATGAAACTCTTCCTGAAGAAGATGAGGTAGTAATTAACCCATACACTAATGAAAAAGTAGTTATTCAAAAAGGCAGAAAAACTTTAATGCTTGAAGCTATCAAAAAGAAAGATGATGGCATTTGGACTGAGTATGACTTTAACATGTGGTTAAGTAGTGTTCAATCAAAAAATTCAGATGGGTCAATAGAATATAAAAATGAGTTTACTAGGCCTAGCAGAAGAGTATATCCTAGTGCTAAGTACAATGCTATACAGAATAACAAAGCATACAAAAAATACTATGACTATCTTATAGCCTCTTACTTTAATGCTCAAAATACTAGAGTACCTGAAAACTCTAGATTAGGGTATACCCTACCTTCTATTAGTAAAAATGCTAATGACAGACTTAGAGAGCAAGGTCTAAAAAACACAATTATTAGAGAAACAAAAAGAACTTTTAAAGTTGTAGAAGAAGATGTAGAATTATTTGGAGAATCTATAGAAGGAGAAAAAATAGTACCACTATTGTTTCATCAGCCTATGGATGCAGATAATGTAAGCTTAGACCTTATATCTTCTGTCATGAGATTTGAAGATGCAACTTTAAAATATGAAGCTCAATCTTCACTTGCTGGTTTAGGTGATGCAACTTTACAAACATTAAAACAAAATGCTCCTTTTAAGAGAGATTCACTAGGCAATAGGTATATTGATGAAGCTGCAGAAAAAGCAGGTATTAAGGATAGCTTAATAAAATACAGAAAAAAATATTCTGGAAATAACATTGCTGCATTGTTTGAAGCTTTCTTAGATATGCAGGTGTATGGCCAAATGAAAATTCCTCATCCTATGATGTTTAATATGGATGCTAATAAATTAGCAGACGCATTAATGGGATTTACATCTAAAGTTCAAATAGGTGGTTTAAATATAGTAGGTAATATAGCTAACTCTATGACTAACCATATATCTCTTAATATTGAGGCAGCAGGTAAACAATGGTTTAGTCAAAAAGATTTAGTCTGGGCAAAGTATTTTTATAATAGATATGCTGGATCTTTAATAAAAGATTTTAGTGAACCAGAAAATAAATCTTTTTTAGGCCAACTTGTTGATTTGTATGACCCTATGCAAGGAGAGTTTAGAGATAAGTATGGTAGAAAAGTATCTCATTCTGTCTTTAAAAAGCTGTGGTCTATGGATACTTGGTTTTTTATGATGCACCAAACTGATTATAGTATTCAAGTACAGATGCTACTAGCTCATTTAAAAAAGACCAAAGTAAAGAGAACTGTAAATGGAAAAACAGAAGAAATCTCCTTATTTGATGCTTATGAAATGGGTAGCAACGGCAAAATAAAACTTAAGGAGGGTGTGGAAATCCCTAACCTAAGAGATGAAAATGGGTTAGTAGATTTTGACACCATGAATAAAGTGCATGCTATTAATAAAAGAGTGTTTGGTATCTATAATAAATTTGATGAAGTTAATTTAGGAAGATACTGGTATGGTAGAATGGTTTTAATGTATAAAAAACACGTTGCTCCAGGGTTTAAAAGAAGATTTAAAGGCATATCAAGAGATGAAGAACTAGGAGATATAACTGAAGGGTTCCATAGCACATTCTTAAGACTAGCTTTAACAGATACAAAAAGAATGGTTAAAGCCTTATATAGTGAAGATAGTGGTTTATCTCCAGTTGATAGAGCTAACTTAAAAAAATCTGTAAGAGATATGATGTGGGTTATAGCTACAGGTATACTAGTTATGGTATTAGCTAACTTGTATTCAGCTGCAGATGATGATGATGAAAAAACAGCTTATAAGTATGCCTTATTCTTTGCTTTAAGGCTAAACCAAGACTTAGGAATATATGGCACACTAGGTGACCCTCAAAACTTAGGATTGCCTAGTATAAGAGAAACTTTGAAATTGGTTAAAAATCCAGTAGTTGCTTTAGCAGTTGTAGAAAGAGGTTTAGATATGGTAAGTCAGCTAAAAGATCCATTTGCAACATATAAAAACCCTTCAAGTATCTTTGATAAAGGGGACTCTAAGCTTGGAGCTGCAGTTTTTAAGTTTTGGGGGATAACAGGTACTAACTTTAATCCTGAAAATGCTATCAAATTTATGCAACAGAATAAATAAAAAATTAGTAGGGCATTACTGCCCTACTAATAATCTTCTAACTTCCTCACCTAATTTACTATCATTGGGAGTGCTTTTTACTAGCTGCTGTATCTGATGTAATTTATACAATACAGCTAATTGTCTAGAGCTTACATTAGTAAACTGCACTCTTCCTATCTTGTCTTGGATCTCAATATCAACTTGAGGCTCAGATTTTTTCGTTAACATTATCTTCAGATTTAATAAATACTCCTGCTTCAGTTGTTTTGCCTGTTCTGTTTTTAATAACATTATAGGCAGAATTTAAACAACTTACTAAATTTTTATTTCTAATACTAGCTAGAATAATAAGACAAACTAATACATCTCCAAAAGCATCTATCTCTTCTTTTTCATTATTAGTAAGTATAGCTCTACCTAGCTCACCTAGTTCTTCAATAGTTTTAATATATTGATTAGCAGCATTGTTAATACCCTTGTTAGCACCCCACTCTGAAACTAGTTTTTGCAGCTCATTAAAACTAAGTACAGGTTTATTCTCAACATAACTTCTAGCTATAGTAGCCCAATAATCAAATCCTTGTAGAGTTGAACTCCAGTTAAATGCACTACCTAATGCACTTAGCATATTATCTGCAGGAACATTAAAATCACTAAAGTTAGTATACTTAAGTGCTAACTCTTTATGTGGACTAGAAAGTGAGTTAATCCAATCAAAAATTGTTGTTGGTGTTTTTACCATTGTATTATGTGTTTAGTGTTGTTAAATTGGTTGTTTGTTATCCATGGTCTTCCTTGTCTTGCAGCATAAGCTGGATGTTCTGCTTCAAAGATATTCATTTTTATAGTATCATCATAGATATAAGGTTTATATGCTTGGGCATTTTTACCCCATAAAAACCATTGAACATCTTCTTTATGAATAGATATAAAAACGAGAATAGACTTTATAAACTTTTCCCATATATGTATATGAGAGCCAGGAATGCCATGTTTTACTGTTAAAGCACTATTAAGTAATAGTACACCTTGTCTAGCTAAATACTCTAAACTATAGTCATATTCTAGGAGTAACCTATTATATACTTCTGTTTCTATAGCATCTTTTATTTTTCTAAGACTGGGATTTATTTTTAGAGTATTAACACCAAAAGCTAGACCAGTAGCATTACCATCATTATAAGGATCCATACCTAATATCACAGCTTTTATATCTTTATACTGGCATAATTCAAATGCCCTAAATATATTCTGTGGTTCAGGATAAACTTTATATTTTTGATACTCACTACTAATAGCCTTTACAATGTTATTAGTACCAGGAGATTCCCAAAAAGATGGGAACTCCTGATACCAATCTCCTAATTGATTAATAGTTGTTGGCTTCATTTTACTTTAATTCTTCTATGATCTTCTATTTTTATATCCAATATCTCTTCTTCACCTATATTACCCCATACCTCAGCCTTACTAAAGTCAAAAGGATAATCACTAAAATGTTTACATCTTAGATATGTATTAGGAGTACATTTACATTCTTGAGCTAAACAGCCTAGATTTTTATGCACATTCCTAAGCATATGTTCATTCCTAGATAACACACCTATAATACCTTTAGTAGGACTGCCTACATGGAAGTCTACAACTTTATTTTTGTATTTAGGACTCATCTTAGAATACTTACTGTACATAAACCAATCATAATCATCTTGATGTTCTTTAGGAACATTGTAAATAAATACAGAGTGATGCACATCAGGATCATATCTTTTTACTAGCAAATGGTCTAGGTCATGATACAGCTTATTTTCCATAGCTACAATCTTACCTAAGTTATTAGCATTAAGATATTCAGGATAATTTAGTAACAATACAATATGGTTATTGTATTCTGGGTAGTTAGCATCTTGGATATAACAATTTACTAGTAACCCAGACCAATCAAAATATGATTGATCTGGGCCTAGCATAGGCAGAATTAAAAAGGAAGCTTTATTCTTCTGGGGTTTTTGCCTTGTCATACATATTAGTTGTTAACTCACCTTCATTCTCATAAACTTCTCTAGTATAATCCCAAAGGTCATTACTAATATGCCAATCTAAGTCATCCATAATTTCCCACATACTTTTAACTGAATAGCCAACTGCTTTGCCAAGCTTAGCTGCCATAAAATCAGTTTCACTGAATTTCCAAATCAAAGGATTATTAGGGAATTTAACATTGATGACAATAAACTTAAATGGCAATATAGTATAACTTTCTAGATTATTAGCTTTAACAAATTCAGTGCTAATGTAGTGAGAATAAATTACTGCTTGTAAATCATATCTATATTTCCACATAGATTTTGTAAAACCATAAGGAGAGTCACTAGTAGTTTTAATGTCTAGTGGCTGTATAGTTTTATTATCATGGTCTACAACAATAGCATCTAGCTTTACTCTGTAATTGATGTTATCGTAGGTAAACTCTTTATCTACTTGGTAGAATCTTTCCTTATTGCCTTCTAAAGTTTCACTTAAATACTTAGCAGTAAACCTGTTGGATTTAAGTATATTAGCAGCAGTTTGAGCTATAGTAAAATTCTCAAAAGAGATGGTCAGCTTTTCTTCTGATTGTTTTAGAAAATTAAAGTAAGCCAGACCTTCAGCGAGGAATCTTTCTTTTACTTTATCAAGACTAATCTTAAATCCAGTTTCTTTATAGGCAGTAGCTTCAGCACCAACATAACAAACTTCTTCAGATAAAGGTGTAGATTCTAGTAGATGTTTATAGTTCTTATATAAAGACTTTACATAATCCCCCATCATAGCTGTAGGCACAGGAACTGTAGCTACAGCAAATCTATTGTGGAATTCATCAGGCTCTGTAATAAGACAATCTACTGCAGAACCTATGTCTAAAGTAGTAGTGTCATCTTCTATGACTTCACCTAAAATATACTTTTTATAATATAGATAAGGGCTTCTGTCAAATAAAGCTAACCTACTAAAACTAATTGTTGGAAACTGCGAACTATAACTCATGATCGTGGGGTATTACAATATTAGATGTTGCTTTTTCTAAAGACTTTTTATAAAGCTCTACTTTTCTATTTATTTTTTCAATAGGAGTTCCTGGTTTAAAATACACAGTAGTCCTTTGATTAATAATTACTCCTATCATTTTATTGATGTTTGGGGATTTAATTTCTTTTTCAGTCATAATTCTAGCTTTAAATAAACACCAGGATTTTCTTTGTCCACAGAGTAATATTTGTTATCCATTTCTAATACATATGGGATTAGGTATTTCATGCTATCATCTGTAATGAAATCATGAGCTACTAATAAATCTTGGATAATCTGTGTGGCATTATTAAAATCAAATTCAGCCTTTGTTTTGCGAACAAAATGAAATCCTAGTTTAATTGGGTAATTGTCAATAATAGGAAAATCTTTAAGAGATTCTCTAAATAGATTAGGCTTTGTTTTATACTCTTGAACTTGTTTATCTCTCACAGAGTATTTTAAAATACCTATATCTCTTAAGTATTTTACTACAGTTTTAGAAGGAAATATCCCCCTTGAAGTCTTCACTTTGGAATTCTTCAAGGAGGGTACATTTCCAGGAATAAAAAATAAAGTTACCATAAAACTTGAAAAGTCTCTTCAGCAGGTTCAGGCTCTGGATTTATACCGCTAAGATAATCAGTAATAATTTTAAGCATAACTTCCTTCTCTTCTTTAGATTTTTGTATTGCATTATTAAATACTGGTAAATCTACTTGGTAAAAGAATTGAGGTTTAAGATCAGGTACAGTGACTATTTCAATGTTGTTCTCTTCAGCAAAAGGAAGAAGTATATTTCTATATACTTTTCTAAAGCTTTGAGATGGAAAATCTTTATAGTCAAAACCAGCTTGCACAAAGAGTTTAAACAAACCTTCTTTATTTTCTAAGTGGTGGTAATTACATTGATCACCTTTATTACGTTCAATACTATTATATAGTCCTGCTAGCCTAGGTAACTGCACAGCTTCAGTTTTAATAGCTAGTATTGCAAGAGGGTTAAAGATACCAGAATAAAAATATTGATTATTTTTATACATCTGAGCTACACCAAAAATACCACCTCCCCAATAAAAATTACCAGCTCTTGAAACAGTGTGTAAAACTCCTTGGCTTAGAAAACTAGCAATGGTTAAATCTCCTAAAGCACTCCTTGTATGAGGCCCTCTTCTTAATCTTAAATCTTCACAAGGAGTGAGGTAGCTATTAAGAACTTCTTTTATTCTAGTTTTAACTACATCATCTTTAAGAGAAATAGGAACATTAGCATCTAAAAAAGTATTAGATAGTTCTAATAAGTACTGATTACAAATTTGATCAGCTCTTATTATAGATTGTAAAGATTCATTTTCAGGCCTACCCAAAAACTCTCGAATATACTTATAGCTGCTAGAGGAACGATTTGAAGCACTATATACACTAATTGAAGGTATGTAATGATTACCTGAATATACACAATACTCTTGATTATATTTTATTTTAAAGGTATTTGTGTATCTATTTTCATGCCCAGAAGTATTTGTAGGGTTTCCTGTAAATAATAAATTTTGCATAGGTACTAATTAAAAGGTTACAATTTCAGTCATAGTGAAAATATCATTTTCAATGCAAAATGGTACATCTCTAACAGGCTCTTCGGTTACTAAATTAGCACAAAAATTAGTATATGCAGCTACCATTTTACTTGCTATCATAAAACTATTATGTGTAGTGCCTTTAAAACCACAAGGTAATACAGCAGCTTCTGAATCAGGAAATAAAGTTTCTTTATACCTATCTACCTTATCTCTAGTAACTACATAAATGTAGAACTGCTCAGCAGTTAATCTACCATCAATTAATATAGGCTCAATTCCTTCAGAAGAATACATATTCATATCTCTAGTAAATAGGTCAAACATAACCTGTCTAGCTGCCATGTTATCAAAACAGCTAAACATTACTTCACTAGTTGTAGTTACAGGTGTTACTAAGGCATTATTAGGACTTAATCTATCATAACCACTAAACCCAAAAACAACATCTGCAACAGCAGTTATTTTACTTTTACCTATATGTTGAAAACTAAATAGTTGATTTGATAAATTTATCTTATCCACAGTATCATTATCATAGATACTAATTGATGCTGGTTCTATCCTAGATAGAAGAAAGGTTACCACAGAACCTATACCCCCAGCCCCACCAACAGTAATGTTATGGGACTGGGCTTTAGGTAACCACACAGCTTCTTTAAATCTGTCTGTCATTAGTTGTTTGATTTGTTAAAAGAATTATTCCAAGAAGTAGTATCGTCATTATCTTCAAGTACATCTGTAAAATAATCAGCTATAACTGTATAAAGAAATTCAGCAGCACTACTTTTAACATCATAAGCAACTTCTAAACAATACTCCATTACATCAGTAAGAAAATCAGCCATAGAATTGTTATTGATTAGCTGTCCTTTTTTAATAAAGAACACCTCTTTGTAACAATCTTCAATCTTATCTTCTATATGAAATGCATAAGCATCTTGATCCATACCACTAAACTTAGCATCAAGCTTAACTAAAGCTTGTTCAAAGCTATCAGTACTTTTATATGCAGGATCTAAGAACATCAATTTACACAAAAAGAGTTCCATCTCTTTTTTGGTAAATGTGACTTTGTTATTAGTTACAAATGATTTATCATCAAAAAGTTTAGGCAATGTAGATTGGCTTTGATTATAAGTTGGCTTATTATAAGTATCTATATCATAATCATCTCCATAGTTATAATTACCATTATTATAATTATAGGTACCATATCTATTGTAGGCTGTATAACTTTCTTTAATTGCTTTATCAGTCATAGACTCAAAGAAAGTATCCATCTCTTTAACAATGTCTAAGTCTAATGTTATTACATCAAAAGTAGATACTTCTTCTTCTTGATTAGCAGTAAGAGGAATCCAGTTGCCATCAGAATCTTTGTATTCTTTAGCATATCTTTTTGTTTTATTATTAATAGGATAAGCAGCTTTGGCTACCATTTCACCTTTGTTATTAACAATTAAAGAGATACAAAAATTAGAAAGCTTAGCATACTCATTTAAAGTAGAACTGTCTGTACCACTAAAGAATACTCCCATATTAACATGAGAGTGAATAATACCCATTTTACAATCTTCTAGCTCTGGGTTATTATCATAAGCATCAATGATCCTTTCATCTACTTCAAATTCAGTATAGGTAGGCTCACCTTTATGCATAGGCAAAATGTCTATAGCTCTAATGCTAAAGGTTTCAGGGTTAATAGGATGCCCTTCAGTTTTACAAAATACAATACCAGACCATTCTACTGTGTTAATTTTATGACACAAGAACCAAATTTTTGATATTATCTCTGGAGAGATAAACATCTTCGGTCTGTAAACTGGTGTAGTGGTTTGTAAATAATTGTTGTAAAGTTTCCCTTGTGAAGGATAAGAGTTCTTCACTGCAGAATTCTGTTGTGATTTCTGCTTGTTGATCAATGATTGTGGCTTCATAATTTATGGGGTTGTTTCTAAAGGTTTTAAAACGTGCATTCCTTATAGCTATATCTAATTGATGTTTATGTAATCTATCATCGTACTGTTCAGTATTATTTGTTTGTACATTACCATCAGAATCAGTATAACCATAATAAGTAGAATATGGAGCTAAGGCTCTAGCTAAATTAAGTGCATTTTGAATAGTCACTTCTACACTACTACCTGAATTATTGTAATTTAGTAAAGGAATAAATAAATCAGGATTTTCTTTGTAGGTATTGCAAAATTTATTAAAATCACTTATAATAGTGGCAGGGTCTATTGACTGCCTTGATACTACAGTTAAATTTCTGTTGTTAGTTGTTGATAAATGAATATAAGGAGTGCCTTCAATAGATTCCCATTCTACAAAATTGTTTATTTGATATAAAAACAAATCAAACCTATCCTCATTAAAGTCTTCCCTAAACTCAGAGATAAGTGCAGTTAAATCAGTACTGCCTGTGCAAAATGATGATACATCAAATAAACTTTCTAAATTCCTAGAGTTTAAGTGAGAATGTCTGTAACCATTTTTTACATCATTAAAAGACATTTTAGCTCTAAAGCCTTGAAATTCTTTTAATAAGCAAGATTCATTAAAGGTTAGTACACAATATAATTCTTCTATTTCTCTACTTTCTTGTTTAGTATTAGTAATAGTTATGTGTGGGTACCTAATAAGTAGATCTAAAAATCCATTTAAGTTAAGTTGTAAATCATAATTCTCACCATAAACTTCATCCAATACAGGTTTTAGTTTTGTTAAACCAAAATCTTTAAACTTATTAGCAATTGCAAACTTAATATTCTCACTCCATAAAGTTTCTAAGTTGCTAAAATCAACTGCTTCATGTGATAATATAATATAATCATCTGCATCGTTTAGAGATAGTAAGTAGTCTTCATCGTAGTTATAAAGACTTTTTATATTATTATTTCGAGGATTTACAATTACATCATAACTATTAAATATCCCATCTATATTCTCAGGATCTACAAAATAAAAATGATTGTACATACCAATGCCAGAAGATATATAGTTTTCTCCTTCAAGTTGGTTAGCAGGCCTAACTATCACATTTGGATAATTTTTAACTACCAGATCTCTAAATGAAGTTACATTACTAGCAGTTGATAATAATTTTTCTAATTCTGTCATATTTTGGTTTTTAAAAAAAATAAGAAAGGGTGAGGTAATAAATACCCCACCCTATTCTTACATCATAGCAAAGCTACTACTTAGGAAATTACTCCTTCAGCACGTAGTTGGTCTAAGTCATCTTCCTCATCTTCAGAAAGATTAGAGTTATCAGCTACATTACCAGCTAATACATCTTCAAAAAGGTTTTGAAGTTTAGTACGCAACTCTCTGATTTGAGAATCAGTGTAACGAGTACCATTATCATTGCTACCAGAAGCAATTTTCTTCATGCTCAAGATAACAGTAAAGTTACCTTCAGGAAGTTGAGCTTCTGGAGACTCCAAAGATACTCTGGTTTCACGAACAATAGCTTTCATATTTCCAATGTCAGAAATATGAGAAGACAAATCAGTTTGAAGTTCACTCCAAGTGGTAGCAGCAGATTCTACACTTTTAGCACGATCTGATTGAGAAGAAATAACACGAATTGTACGCATAATTAAAAAATTAAAGGATTAAAAATTAGGGCTTTAATTAAAGATTTGGATACTTCCTTTCCATGGTTTTTTACTAGGTCAGAAAAGTCTTTTGATTTATATTCATCGGGTATTTCTATTTGATTTAACTGAAATTTAGAAGCTAGCTCATTGCCATACTTTCTACCCCAGTTAACTTCTTTATTGAAGTCATTATCATACAGTAAATACACTTTATCAAACCTTTTCTTCAGCTGATTAACAATATGAGGCTTAGGATCAGTTGTTTCAGCTTGAAGAGATACAGAAGGAACACCAGTTAATTCTGTAAGTGACATAACATCTTTTAAAGATTTAGTGATTATGAGCTTTTCACCTCTCTTTGGCAATTGTGTCCATCCTTGCCAAACAGATTTATCAACATTTGATATAAATCTTAATTGTTTGTTATAGGGTTGATATATTTTATATGTATAGATTCTATCCTTGCTCTCTAGATAAGCATATGCAGGGTTCTTTGAGTTATCTACAGGTATTATTAAATCATTTAAGAAAATGAATTTACAACTAAAAACATTATACCTATTTAATGTAGATTTACTTATCCCAAACTGCCCCCAGAAATGTATATCTCTTGGGGTGAACTCTTGCATTTTTATGCCTATGTGTACTCTAGATTTATCTTTGTAGTCAATGTCTTTGGGGATTTTAATTTTCTTTTTTCTGCCCACTATATCACTGTCAATAAGTCCAAAGTCATTAGCTACTTTTCGCAAAGCACCATAGTAATCTAGTCCAAATAACCTAGAAACAAATACAAAACAATCTCCTTTTTCTTTTGTAGCAAAATCTCTGAATAGAAGTTTATCCAAGGTGGATGCATAAAACACACTAAAAGAAGCAATATCATCCTCTCTAAGAGGGCTGCATATAGCAGTATTGAGTTGCAAATTTGGTATGTAGAATGCAAAGATTTGATACTCTGAAACTCTATCTAATATAAGTTCAGATGATAATATGTTATAGTCTAAAGAATTAAGATTAATCATAATATAATAAGGGGGATTGTTAATCCCCCATTATTACAAAGTTACAATCTAATTTTTAGATAATATCACTAGAAGCAGCAAAACTTCCAGCATTCATAGCTGGAGCATCTTCTTCTATTCTAGTCATCTGGTCAATATTATTGGCTTTCAGACGAGTATCAGACAGCAGCACACTTTCTGCTTCAATAAAAGGAACATAGCTTCTTACTTGTAGATACTTCTTAGGATACAAAGTAGTACCATAAGTACAATACACTCTAACCATTACTGAAGAAATCTTAGGTTGGATTAGCTGTAAGCATCCATCAAGCAATTCTTTAGGTGAAGTAAAAGCAGGAAACTGATAAGTTTCACCTAAGAAACAATGTACCAAATGCTTAAGAGCTTTACCTTGTTTCTCCAAGTCCTTAGCAAATGTATCTCTTGTAGAATCTAGATACCAAAAGGCCAAGTTAATCTCAGCACCATTAGAATCTTTAAAGAATAGCTTATAGTCAGGAGCATTACCAGCTTCTGTCTTAGGCTCAATTCTATCAAGTCTAACATTTCTTACTACACCAGCTTGTCCACCATTAAAGATTTGAACATTACTACCTCCATCAAAGGAATTGTCATTTAGATTAATCATACGATTTATTTGTTTTAGGGGTTAATACTTAGATATTTGTAAAATCATGCTGAGGAATACCAGCATGTTGTAGAGTTCCCAAATCTGCTTGAGGCTCTTCTTCAGGCTCACTGTAAACACAGTTGTTTTCAACAATCATTTCAGGATCTACAAACTCAAAAGTAGGTTCACTTCTTTTGATATTTCTGGCTTGAACTTTTCTCTCTCTGAGTAAAGTTACAACATCATCACCACTGCAATTTATGCGGTAAATATCGTTGATTTTCACCGCAATTTCATCAGCTGACATACAGTCCAGCACATACCAGATTTTCAAATCTCTAGTACTAATAGGAATTTGTTTCATACTTATTAGTTATAATATTCGTTAATTTTTGCAGACACAAGGGATAAGTCATTAGGAATAGAAAGCTCATCAAACATTCCTCTTGGACTTTTAGCAGTGGTCACACCATCAGTTTGAGTTACAAAATAATAGTGTGGCCTTTGGTCTTCTTCAATCCTTACTTCAGTAAATAGGACAATAGTAAATAAACCTTCTAGAGTAATTTTATCATCTAGAAGTTTACCGATTGTCTTAATTTTCCTTTTCTGATTGAAGTTTTCATTGGTACTTTCCTCATGATATAGTGCAAATACTATGAGGTCATCCCTAAGCTGACGACCTGTATTTAACACATCAAAAGTGTTTTTCGCAATGTCTGTAAATTTGTCAAAGCCTCTTTCTTTAGCTTTAGCCATAAACTCAAAGGACATCAAGTATTGAATATCATCCAAGATAATATGCTTAATCTCAGGTCTATTGTCGCTAATGAATTTCATAGCTGCAACAATAGTAGCTGATACATCTGTGGCTATATAGTTAGCACCTTCAGATAGCTTACCTTGGATGTATTTACTTTTCCATCCTTTAAATGGTAAAGGTTTGTTAGAAACATTGACAATTACAGTTTCTTTTGGGTCAAGGCCTTCAATAGAAGTGGATTTACCAGTTCCACTATGGCCTACAATACCTACGAGTGTACTCATATATTTGTTGAATTTAGTTACGATATTTTCTTTTTAATCTCCAGATAAGTGACTTAATATATGCAATAGATACACCAAATCTTTCTATAATACTTTTATGTGTTATAGTTGGGCCTGCTCTTTCTATAAAGTCAACAATATCTTGCTCTACGGTGTTACGCTTTAGGTTTTCCATTGTATTTTCTATAAAGTTCTTCCAAGAGAGGATCTCCTGGTTTAGGTAGTTCTTCAAAGAAGTTTGTAGCACCATTAAAGTGCAAACCTACAACTCCATTAGGACTACCACTGCGGTATTTCAACACATGTAAAGATCGGAAATTATCCTGTAATAAAGAAATTTTATAGTTCCTAAATACATCTAATTCATACCTTGCAGGACTAAAAATACCTAGTGCTATATCAGCATCTCTACCAGTTAATTTAGTTTCACCTAAACCATACAAACTAGGAATCAATTTAGATTCTAAAGTCTGACCTTTATAGGTGTCTAATTCCTCCATAGCAGCAGCTTGTTGTTGAATTAATACAGGAATAAACCCAAAGTTATTTCTTAGCTGCACCATGTTATTACTATGCTTTTCTATAGTACCTTTAATGCTTAAGCCTTGCTCAGTATTAAGCAAAGCAGCATGGTCTACAATGATGATAACATATTCTTTTGGGTTATTAGGAGTATAATAGTCAAAGATTTCTTGTTGTTCTTCTCTTATTTCTCCAGATACCTCATCTCTAATCTTTTTAGTTATCATCTTTTTGTGTATAGTACCATGGGATTTAGCATAGTCAACCATCTGTTTGAAGATACCATAAGGATTCATCGTACTATCATAGATGTAAACAAAGTCTTCTAATTTCTCAAAGTAATCTTTAGTGGAAGATATAATACTATACTCCTCTTCTGATATCCTATGCTTGTTCATAGATAGGATTTTATTAAATGGAATAACCATGTTGTAATCATAGTATATCTTCCTAGCAATACCTTGTATAATCTTAGATTCTTTGTCTACCTCTAATGAGTAGTAAAAGATTTTTAACTTAATATCTGTTTCATTATTAAGCACAAAATCTATAGGTCTATACATAAAAAAAGCATCAGTAAACTGAGTTTTGCCAATACCTGAGTTAGCAGTTACTAGGTAATACTTTTGTTGCATAATACCTGGAACTACATTCTCAAATCTAGGTAAACCCCAAGGGATGCAGTTATGCTCATTATGCATATTGTCCCTAATTCTACTTAATGCTCTATCAAATATCATGTATAAACGAATTTTGAGGTTCATTAGCATCTAGCTCATCACAATATGCTTCTAGCTTAGATACTCTACCATCTCTGGTGTTACCTTGGTTCTTAGAGATAAAATAGTCTGCTTGCATTAGATACTTCCATCTTTGATTAGATTCTACCTGAATATACTTTTCAGTAGCTCTCATTACTTTATCCATAGATAAATCAGGTCTTCTCAAAAACAGCTCTTTCATTTTAACAACACAGGCATTTTTATCACCCATAGCACCAGGTTTCTTACCTTTAAACAGATTTCTATAAGCATCAATCCATTCTTCAATAGGATGGATAATCTTACTTTCTGTTTTAGGTAAGAGGATTAGTTCTCTGGTTTCCCAGTTTAAGACTTTTATAAAGCCTTCATCTTGCATTTTATTTAGCAAGTCAATTACTTCTAGTATTTCCATAATACGAGAGTGTTTACTCTAGTGAAAGGCATACCATCGCTATCAATCTTTTCTGTAACCCATACAAGCTTCAGGACTTTTCCATCATCAATTAGGGATACACTATGCATTGCAATAGCTATGTAACCTACAATAAGTAAAATAATTACAATCATCAAAATCATAAACCCATGTTTTTATACTTTAGTCTTGCATCTTCTTCCTCCATCAGTAGTATAAAAGCAGGTATAACACACATTACTTGGTCTGCACAGGTGCATTTAGGTTTTGCTAAGGTGTTAATTTTGTCAACATAGGATTGTGGGTGTTGTTTTTCTTCTTGTGTCATATCTACCTCTACTATCTTAGAAAAGAAAAGTACTTCTTCATCTGTCAGCATATTTATACTGACTTGTTTAGTTTGCTCCATTTATAAGTTTTTATAGTGAATAAACTCTATTTTGCTCCTAGGAACATTTTTTAAAGCACTTCTTACCCAATCTTCATCTACTGTATTAACAGCACATATAACCCATACTTCTGCAATCTTATTAGGGTTATTATACTCTAACCTAAGCAGTCTACCCATTCTTTGCTGAGCAGTTTCTTCAGAGCTTTGAAATTGATGTACTACGGCTTTATTTAATGGCTTTATATTTAAGCCTACGTTTGCCATATTAACTACTGCTAGTTTATCAATTTCTCCTTCTGAGAATCTCTCTAAGTTTTTCTTATCAGCTTTAGAATGATATTGGTAATCACATAGCTGGTTAGCACTGTCTGTCAATGTAGTGAAGACAAGCAATCTGTCTTCAGGATAATTGTTGATTATTCTAGAAGCAGCATCTAATTTACTTTTACAGGAATAGATAAGCTTGGCTCTTTTAGAAGCAAACTGCATTTTAATTAATGCATATTTTCTTTTATCAGCTCCTATAGCATTCCACTCTGCAAATTTAATTTGATTAAACTGCTTTGTTAGATAATCGTATTGTGCCTTTTCTGTAGTTAAAAAGGGCTTTAGTTTAGTTCCTCCTTCAATATACTTGTGTGTATCATCAAGAGAAACCTCTACAACTTTAACTCTATAATCAGCAATAATACCATCTCTAATAGCTCTCTCAATATCATATGAATATATAATATCAAGATTTAGTTGTTCTTTAATTACAGCTTTAGAATTATCACTAAGAGTACCTGTAAGGCCTAATAATGGCCCTGTAGGTACCTTAGATAATTGATTAGTAGAATACAGATGAATTTCATCTAATATTACTAAATCAAATGTATTCTTAGTGTGTTTCCCTAAGGAAGCTGTAGTGGTATATACAACATTACTATCTGATTTACCCCATTTAATAAATTCTTCTTTCCAAGAATCTAAAACTGATATAAATGGTGCTACTACAAGTATTTTCTGATGGGAGTTTTCTATTAAATCTATTCCGATTTTAGTTTTACCAACACCCATTGAAATATGTAATATGCCTCTTTTATGAGTTAAAAAAGTCTGTTTTGCTAAATGTTGTATTTCATCTTTTGTCATTTTAAAAGTTCTTCAAGATTGAGTTTTGTATTTGTAGTTTGGCTTACAGTTTGACCTCCCATCCAAGGTTTAAAAGGTAAACAACTTATCCATTGTTCTATGGTAGGCACAAAACCTAGATCTTCTTTGATGTGATTAATAACAATGTATCTAGTTTCTATTTTCTGTCCTTCTGAATTTACTATAAATGCACCAAACACTCTTTCACATACATAAATACCAAAAGTATTATGTAGTATAGCTCTATGTTGATAACCAACATAGTGTGTTTTAGTCATATCTAGAAATTCATGAATAGGTAAATAATCTGTGTATTCTCCTCCGAATTTTTTAACTGATAGTTCTGAATGTTTTAATGGACTCATCTTGTAAATTCTTTAGCTTGATAATTAAATCCATAATAATTTGTATCAGTAACACGAATATTCATATGAACTTTAATATTACCTGTTAACAAGCAAATATTTACACAACCATATCCACCATCATTATTATACCAATCATAATCTGTAGCTCCTACTGCTCCATAACCAAGAGAAAATAATTCATCTGCGTCATTGTCATAGCCATCAGAATAATCTTCATCTATATGAAAACTATCATCAGTTCTAAATACAGAAGAATAATTAAAACTACCACTATCTCCACTACCATCAAAACATAAAGACACACCTACATAACCTTCATTTTTTAGTCTAGTAAGTGTATTTCTAACTAGTTCTTTTTGTTCTTGTCTCATGTTGTTCTATATTAAATTTCCAAAATCCAGGGCAACTTATTACCCCATTTTTATCTTTTTCCCACTCAAATTTTGCATATGATTGTAACAAGTCATCTGGCTGAGCCAAATACCTATAACATGAGAGTTTAAGTGGGCAACTCTCATTTTTGCACATCGAAATATCTGGCATAGTTTAAGTTATTTTTTCCAATGTTTAGCTATATACCCATCAACATCAATAGGATATCCTATAACTTCTTTAAAAGCATCTATCATACATTGTTTTTGGATATTAAACCATTCATCAGCCTGTTCATCTTTAACTTCACATACTATAGCATCATGCAATTGTAAAACAAACTTAACATCAATGTTATGCTTAAGTCTTTCTTCATGCATTTTAACCATGGATAGCTTAGTTATATTAGCACCAGTACCTTGTATATAGGTATTACCACTTTGTCTTTCTATTTGAGAATAGATTGCAGGATCATCTTGTGGATTTTCAAAGAATCTAATTCTTCTATATGGAGGTTTAGTCCTAATCATTAGATTTCTTTTACCATAATCCTTTAGCATATTAAGAAAGCCAGTAAGCTTTGGTAATCCTTTAAAGTAAGTGCTAATAATTTCTTTAGCTTCAGCTAATGGAATGTTAATAGAGTCACTAAGCTTTTGTGGGCCACCACCATATAAAGCAAGGTAGTTAAGAGTTTTAATCTTAGTTCTCATGCTCTTATGTTCTTTGCAGTCACACTTTTGTTTAGTTTTCATATACTCACAGCTTTCTTCAGCAGCATTTCTCCATTTATCTTTATAAACAGCTTCTGCTACTACAGAGTGTAAGTCTAATCCATTATTAAAAGCTTCTACCCAAGATTCTTCACCACTAGCACAGCCAGCAATAACCAATTCCATAGCAGAATAATCACAATCTACATAAGAATAGCCATCTCTAGCTATAAAGCAATTCCTAACTTCATTTAAAGCTGGTAATTGCTGCATATTAGGTGCTTCATCTTTCATACCTGATGATACTCTGCCTGTAGCTAATATTTGCCAATATGAAGTATGCACAGCATTTGTTACAGGGTTTACCCATTTTAAGTATTCCCTACCAAACTTACTAATTGCAGTTTGGTTTTCTTTGTAGTCAAGATAAAGTCCTACTATAGGAACTTTAACCTTATACTTTTCTATAATTTTTTCATTGACAGAATCTGTTCTAATGCCTGAAGCTAATAATATATCTAATACTTGTTTAGGAGAAGACCATGTAACATTAGTCTTAAATCCTTCTTCAAATAAATTAAGCTGTCTATCAATAAATCTATTATACTTATCTGGATTATCTAGTATGTACTTGTTAAGAGCTTCTTCATATTGATTGGCATTTTTTTCTCTGTCAAGAGATTGAATCATCCACTTTTCTCTATCAAGTTTCATTCCTGCATATTCCATCTCTGCAAATACTCTAGAACACTTAAACTCTAAGTCTGCTACAGACATTAAATCTAATCTAGTAAGTTCTGCAATCTGCTTATTCATTACTTCTTCTAGAGCAATAACATCATAAGCAGCATACTTAATGACATCATCAGTAAGTCCAGCCCAATTAATTTTGCCTCTTACTGACTTATCTAGTTGGTATTTATCACCACAATACTTAGTTACTACATAGTCAAGTCTTAGCTGTCTATTTTCATAACCAGTAGTTAAAATACATTCTGCTAAAAAGGTATCATAGATGTTATGTAGTCTAATGCCTTTAGCAAAGAAAAACTTATCATCATACTTGCTATTTTGTAGAATGTTAATAGCTGTAGGATCTTCAAGTTCTTCCTTTAGATCTAATATATTAGCATAGGTACAATCTATTACAAATTGTGTATCAGCATCACCAATTTGCAGAGTAAAAATGTATCCAGTCCAACAATCACCTATAGTTTCTGTGTCTATACCTCTAACTTTATGAGTTTTACACCATTCTTTTACATCATTAATTGAACAAGGTGTAGATATCTCACTAGCTATCAGAGAGTTATTTGCTATTAAGTATATCATATTTTTTAAAATGTATTTGTACTTTATTGTCTAAAGTCACACTATCAAAATCTTTAACATGCAGTAAATCACCATAATCAATTTTGTAATGATGAACATTACTGCGGCTTACTGCTTGTTTAAAATAATCAGATGCTTGTTGTTCTGTGTAATCAAACTGGTTAATTAAGTAGTAAGATATAGCTTTTCTAGCATTTACAACATCTTGTTTTCTAGTTTTTAGATAAAGATGTTCTTCTTTAACTCTATAATGCTTACATATTGTGTTTACAAAAGCTTTAATCTTAGCAGTTTTAGATAAATCTAGACCTGGAAGTACCCATGGATTAATCTGTTTCATAAATTACCTCCATAACTCGTCAATGTTTTGCTCCCGAAGGTACTGCCGTATCTGCTCAGCAAGTTGAATTTGTTCTTCTGTTGCTTTGCCTCCATTAAAGGGATTGTTTTCATATTTGGTAATATCCCTTAGTTGTTGGTCTAAATTGTGAATAACAACAAAGTAATCACCACCTTTAAGTGCAAAATTAGCCTCTTGCTCTTCTTTGGGTAATTTGAATTTAAGTTTTAATTTGGGCATAAGTCAATATTTAATAATAAAAAGAGCAAGGGCTATTAACCCTTGCTCTACAAATATATGAATATTAGTACTTAAAATTAATCAAACCCCAAAAGAAACTAAAGTGCCTTTCATTTTTACGCTCTGGAGTAGTAGCTACAGTTTTTACTGCATTTCTTCTACCTCTTTGTTTAGCATTCATAACATCAATATAGCTTTGATATGTTGAAGCTAAAGCAGCATTAGGTTTAATACTATTATTCCATACAACAACATTATTTTTCTTTTGAAGAATATTATTTTTATGTAAAAAGCTAACTAATCTGCTATCTACTTTTACATCTTTTGTAACTTCTTTAAATGTTTTGTATTGCAGAATATTTGTGTTGTGATGAATAGCATTAAGCTGTGTGAGTTTTCTTTTAATCTTGTTTTGGTTACTCATTTTATTTTATGTTTTTTAATTATTAATCTAACTTTATCAATTAGGTCATATAAACTACCATCATTGATAATTACTTCGTCAAAACCATCAAAGTTATCTAGTGCTGTTTCTGATATATGTAAGCCTGTGTTATTATTACTAGGTCTTATAACTTTTATCAATAAACCACCTTTATCTTTGATAGCTAGAACTTCATTATGGAATCTAACATCAGATATAATCCACCTAGATTTTTTAGTTATTTGGTTAAATAAAGCATTAACCCATACATTTTGGTTTATATTTCTTCCAATGTCAGTTCCCACTTGCTGTAGAATATCTCTAGGAGTTAATTCTACATCAATGCTAACCCATTCTTTACCTAATGGGGTTTCTTTGTACTCTCTATCTTCAAGGTCTTTTACTTTACATCCTAATAAAATACTAACAACCTTTTTTAGAGCTGTTGCAAATTTTTTTACTTCCCATTTAGATTTAGAAGCACAATAACCTTTATGGTCTAAATCAACTAAGCAGTCTTTATTAGTTTTGCTAAATACTTCATCATCTAAGGTTAAAAACTGGATAATTGTAGCAACAGTATCTTTACCTGAGCCAGCTTTACCAGCTATCCCCATTAGTTTTATTTTCTTCTTCATCTTCTTTTGGTTTAAGCGTATCATTGTAGTCTTGCAGTTTTTGAGTAGACCACCACTCATATTTAAAATCAGGTTCTATAGCTCTAATCTCATCAAGTAGTTCTTGTCTATAACCTCGATCATAAAAATGAATGATAATGGCATCTTCTAGGTCACAAATGTCTTGTGGGGCAGCTATTGATACTCTTAAATCATAATGGTTCCACTTAATTTTGTAATCATAGATTGTAATACCTTTTGTAAGCTTCCTAAGTAGATTATGTAACCTGCGGTTTCTAACTCTAACAATAGATTTGTCGCTACCAAATACATGCAAGAACCTTAAAAACCATCTAGGACACCACTTAGGCTTGGCTTTGTAGTCCATGGCTAAGATCAAAGGATAGAGTGCCTTAAAAACATCTCCATCATTTTCATAAGGTACAGATCCTAAGTAACCATAGGTTTCATGAAATTCTTTAGGAAAGAAGATATACCTAAAATCATCTAAGGTAATATCACGAGTATGAATTATACCCTTTTTTCTACCTTTCCAAAATAAAAGTGTTTTCATTTCTCTTTGGTGTTAAAGGTTTTGTTAAAGTATTGTTCACCCGGTTGTTGATGGTCAGGCCCAATAACATCAATTTGATTACAAGCATCAATTATCTGCTCCTCAAACATTGCTTGGGCTTGTTTGAGCATAGCGTACCAAGTCAACTTATCTTTAGGTTCATCCCAAAGTTTTTGGAATAACCATTCTACTGCTGTTTGTTTGCTCATTGTTTTTGGTTTTAAAGGTTTCGTTGTAGTAATCTTCTAAATCAGCATAGAAATAATACGCTGTGTTACCATACGTTCTATCCACATCCTCACTTGATTTAAACGGGTTTGTAAGCTTGATCTTAGGCAAATCAGTTTTACTATAAGGAACTATAAAATCTGGATTATGCCATCTAAGCAGGTTATTAGGCTGGATACAGAAGTTACCATCTTCCAGTTTGATGAAGTGGTAACACTTACTATCCATCATCTGTGAGTAGCCCACATTAATCTCATTAGCATCTGTTTCATAGTCATCTATGGTAAATAAATATATACCTTTTCTCCACACTTTATCTCTACAAAACACATCAACTGATTTATGTTGTAAGAATTTGAAACAAGTAGTAGCTATTGCTGTTGATTGACAATCCCATGTTTGTAGTAATTGTAATCTTGTCTTCTCATCTTCAGATAAAATATCAAAATCCTCTTTATGGAAGAACGCTGATATAGGCATGTTCCAGAACATAGCTCCTATGCTACTTTGGAAATGAAATAACATTGGATAATTTAGTTGAGATTTCACACCGAATAAATAACCATTTAAATGCTCTTTGTATCCAGTTATTTCTTTTCTAATCTTACATTCTATGTAAGGAATGTTTGCATTTAATTGACTCATACTTTACTGGATATTTGTTATTAAAAATGTTAATTTTTTTGTTTCTAAAACTCATTGTCAGAATCATCTACAACTATATAGTTAAATAAGGTAAAGCACTGATTTGATAAAATTTAGCTTTCTGTCCTGCTTTAAACAGTATTTTAGCAGCTACAGAAAAATTCTGAGTAATATGTTCATCTCTATTCCATATTAACATTAGCTCTTTTTCATGTAGCTCACCAATTAGTTGAAAGGTTAAATAACCTTGTGTATCCCATAAGTCTTCAACTAAGAAAAAACCCATAGATTTAGTTATCTCTAAGATAACTTTTTTGTCATTAAATACTAATTCTTGCATATTTATAAAGTTAAAGAATAAAAGATAAATAGGGGGATTTCTCCCCCTATCTATTGTACCAAAAAATCTTGAGCTTTAGGTGACATCAAGAACCTTTAATTGTAGTCCCATCAGGATTCGAACCTGAGACCTATAGATTAGAAATCTATTGCTCTATCCAGCTGAGCTATGGAACCTTATAAATTATTTAAGGTCGCATTTGTGGTATTTAGGATAAAACAGATTAGATACCTTTTGCCAGTACTTTAATGTAGATTCTTTAAGATGACCATTAGGGCCACCATTCCACTTTCTAGCAATAATCTCTGGGTTGGTATAGTTCTTAATTTCTACCCATTTCTTAAATGCTTCAACAGATTTTTGTTTAGAGTACCTATCTTCTAAAGTAAACTCGATACCTATTCTGTTGAACTCTGCAACCATAATAGGTCTAATTTGCAGTACACCTGCGGCTTGCTCTTTAGCATTAAAACTAAGAGGATTTCCGCCACTCTCTACAAAGATTATGGCAGAGATTAATTTTGCTAATACAAAAGCTTTCATAGTTTACAGAGTTAAATGTTAGTTTAAAATTTATACCCTATCGG